TTATCGAGTATTATTGTGACTAATTCCAGTATTGAATATCGCTGGAAAGACATCGTTTATCAATCGTATCCCGGTAGTCGCTTCATGACCTGTCCAGCAATTAATATCCGCATTACGCGGGTACCACCTGGAAAACCTGGAGATCTTACTCTTACCATAACTGGTATGAATAAAGCTCTTGTAGATGGCGGTTTACCGCCACCTAAAACCTGGAATTCCTCTGTTGTTGGTAAGCTCCGCATAAATCACGCATCTCAGTATGAAACTGATGTGCTTGTCGGAGGTTATACCTATGCCATGAATAGACGCTATCGAAATGCCGGATTTATCGGCTCTCTTGGTAGTCTTATAGGGTCATTTGGTGACAATATGTCAACTTATGCTCCTGGACTTTTTCATACCCAGGGTCGTGCCCTATCAAATCTTATGATTGATTATGGGTCGAATTTCGAGAATATCATTCAGGCTGATCAGTTCGCTGAACTGATTAATAACATCTTCCTGAAGACGCCTCAGTTATTCAAGGCTATCTTTTCTCCAGGCGATGGCCTAATTAACTTAGCTACGCGTGTAAAACGCCTTGCTGAGTTAATGACTGGCAGCCAATTGGCTTACGAATTCGCGGCGGCACCTACGATTCGCGCACTTAGTGCGCTTATGGATCAGGTGCTTGATTTTCGCAAAGGCGAGGGTCAATTTACCTTAGAGGGGGAAAACTTCTCCTCTCAACCTCTGTCTTTTCAAAAGGCAGTACTCCAAGCGTCACCATCGTTCTATGGATTAAGTTCTTCCAATATTAGATGGTTTCGCGTCACCTTTCGGACGACGGTATATAGCTCCATGCAAGCCTCTATGGTTGCAAAAGCTATATTGTTGAACGATCCCGTAGCGATGATACATGGATATCCCACGCCAGAATCAATTTACAACGTGCAACCATTATCATTTGTCGTTGATTGGGGTTTCCAGGTTGGCCCTATGATAAAGGCCAATTCTGCTTACTTCCAGTCGCCGAGTATGCCACTCCGTGTTGGTCACACGGTTCACGTCGAATTTAAGTATTCTGACGGGCGTATCTTCAACAACTTTTGGCGATCCGAGGAATCGGATTACCCCATAGACCCTCCAGGAGAATCTTGGCTACCTCTTGCCGTATTTCCGCCAATTGCGATCCCTTTCGGAATTCAACAACTATTCCGATTTAGTGAAAGCTTTCGGTGGTAGCCTGAGTAGTAATTTCGCCCAGGGAGGTTATTAACTTTCCTTAAAGACCTAGCGCTAAGCGCAGGAAGAGGTTCATATG